TTTCCACAACCAACAAAGCATTGTTATATTCACTAGCCACATTGACTAACATATTTCCAAAATCTTGTGTAGAGATTTTACCTTTGTATTCGGCTACTTGTTCTAATGTTTCTACATCTATAATGTGAAACGCTGAATAATCTGTTCCATCACCTCTACTAACATCGGCACTCACCACATAATTTTTTGTATAGTTTGGTGGTTGCCATATCCAATAGTTAGAATCTATACCTCTTTTTTCTATTGGTTCTCTTACACTACTTTCTTTCATTTGTTCAAGTAGTAAACCATCAACAACACCACGACCAGAAGTAATAAAATCACAATCACATTCTTGAGCGGCTAATGAAGGCCCTAATAATTTATCTTGTTCATCTCTCCAACTTTGTTCTCTTTCAGGGTGAACTGACCAATGTAATTTAATAAAATTAAAATCATTAGTTCCGTCTTCAGCACCTATCCAAGTTTTATGGAAAAAATTACCAACACCATTTGGTGTAGAGATAACTAAAGCTCTACCACCAGTCGCTAGTGTTTGTTGTGCGGCTCCCCATATTGTATCTATCTTATCGATAAATGCAGCCTCATCAATAATAAGTAATGACAAGGCTTCTGAACGACCTGATTCTTCAGAACTCGCTACCGCTTTAATTTGAGAACCATTTTTATATCGTAATGATAATTTATTATCCTCAACACAAGGTTGTTTTAACCAACCCGGTAAGTTAGCATGCATCACTCTAACTTTTGTTACTAAATTTTTTGCTGTCTCTTGTTTTGTAGCAATGACCAAGATATTTTTGTCTTGTTGAAATGTCATCATCCACAATGCATATCCAGCAGTTAATGTTGATAAACCCAATTGACGAGCCTTTAACACAATATTATAATCGTGTTGCATAAAAGATTGTAGTGATTTTTCCTGAAAGTCGTATAAGTTAAAATTAACTTTACCTCTAACAGGGTGTTGGATTATTCCATACTTACCCAAAAAATAAACTGGGTCAGTTGCACACTTAGCATATTCTCTTTTAATGGCTTCTTTTAATTGTTTTTTATCTTCCATTAATCAACTATTTCACCGGCAAGTTTTATTGAAGTAGAAGTTGCAATTACACCAAATGTAAAATACAACCACTTGTTTTCATACCATTTAGGTTTAACAAGTTTAATCTGTTTTTCATATAAGACTTCTCGGTCTTTTAAAATATCTACTTGTTGAGTTTTAAAAGAAAGTAACATAGAATCAATCTGTGTTTGATTCTCATACTTTTTCATTAACTCTTCATAAACATCTATTTGCTCTGTTTGGTTCTCAACTTGAGTTTGTAAATCTTTTACTTTATTAGCCATATTAGTGACTTCTTCTTCAGTAAAAGTATAAACTTTATCTTGAGAATAAATAAACCCAAATAAAGCTAATAATATTATTAACTTTTTCATATCGTTACCTTTATTTACTAAAATCTTTTAAGAAATCTGCTGCTTTATCAGAATCACCTTTTTCAAAAGTCTTTTCCATTTTCGTTGTTTTCTTTTTAGAAATGGTTAGTTTTCTTTTTAAAGAAGTAATTTCTTTTTTGTTCTTTTTCTTATTCTTTTCTAACTTAGCAATTTTAGTTTCAACACTCTTTTCTTCTTTCTTAGATTCATCAATTTTACCTTCGAGTTCTTTTAACTCTTTAGATTTTTTAGAACCTGCGATAGCACCAAAGATTGTTCCTATTACTGCTAGTAGTCCAAGTAGTTTTTTTAACATTATTTTTCTCCTTACCTATAAATAGTTGGTTATATGTTTTCTCTCATTTTTTTCAAGTCTTTTATAGCATCATCAGCAAGTTTATTGAGAGCTTCTTCGTTAACTTTCGCTTTTTCAATTTTGACCTCTGGGTTTTTAATACCAACATCATAAACTTGGTCAACTGGTCTTTCTTCTCTCCATTGTTCAATACCTTGAATCATATCATCAACCCACGCTCTTTGATTGTCTTTTGCTTTGTTTATTGCCCAATCATCATACTTACCTTCAAGTCTTAATTTATTCTCAAAGTCTATTTGACAATCAAAACAATGTTTGTATAAATACCAAAACTTATTATCAAGTTTTTTCTTCATTGTTTTTTTACACTCTGGACAAAATAAAGGAACTCTTACCTCTGACATAATATCAGTTAATTCTGATTTTATATCACCTTTTTCTTTTTGTTTTCCTTCATAACCTACCATTGACCTTTTTTCAACTTCTTGTCCTTTTAGTAGATTACCTAATGCTTTATTCTGTCTTTCTGCTTCTTTTGAATATCCTGCCATTAAAAACTCACTAACCCTAATATTTGATTTACGGGTGCGAAAGCACCAGTAAACTTATAGGTTTTTCCTTTATACTTAAATACTATTCCTTCAACCGGAACTATTTTTTTTAATCCACCGATTGAATTTAATTTTTCTAATTGTTGTTTTAATGTTTTCATTTTTTTAATATCACCACCGGCCCTAACTTTATTAGATGCTTTAACAATATCCTTTCTAATTTTTTCTACAGCTTTTGTTGGATTAGCTGCAATAAAGTTTGATAAATTTAATAATATATCAGCTCCCACTGCAAAGAAAATCTTTTCAAATGGTAACATATTTTTCTTAACCATATTTTTGTGGTCTTGTTTATCTGTATTCATAACCCATTCTAAAAATTTTGGTTGTTTCTTTAAATCTCGTTTGATATTTGTTATCTTGTAAGACTTATCAAAGAACGCCCATCTTTTAGTCAATTTTTTCAAAATTGTTTTAGGAATTGTATAACCAAATTGTTTTCCTGCATTAAAAATATAATCTTCCCAATAAGATTGATGATATTTACCTAATGTGTCGTTATCTTTCAATCCGTATTGGTTTTTTAATTTATCTACTCTCTTATTATAAATATCAACTTTTTTCCCAAAATCAATTTTTTTTGGTAAATCTAAAACTCTTGGTTTTATTATTTTAAAATGTTTACCAATATCTTTATTTACTTGTTTAATCATACCTTGCAACATTCTACCAGAACCTTTTACTTCACCAACTGCATTACCATTTTTATCGTATTGAATTGAATTGTGAAATTGTAGAATTTGTTTATCATAATCTATTACATTTGATGAAGCTGGATAAATAATTTCCAAATTCATAAATATTTCACCATTTTTGAAAATTTTGTCTTTTTGTTTATCTGATAAACTATTTATCGCTTTTGTTAAATCTTTCATAGCAAATACAAACGCATCTCTAATATCACCACGACCACTAAACTTTTGAGCTATTCCTTTTGCATCTAATGCGTTTTGTCCACGATTTTTAATTTGTCCTTTGTTTCTTGCCGCTAAAACTTTTCCGTCACGATAAGTAATCATTAAATTTTGTCCGTCTGTTTTTTCTGTTACATTATCTTCACGATTTAATTCTCCTGATAAACCTAATTTAATAATCTTTTTTAAATCAGCAAAAGTTAGTTTGTTATCATCAAACGGGTGTGCCATATGTCCATACGCTCCACCTTCTAATAAAAGATTTTCATTAATACTTTTGTCTTTTATTGCACTTTTCTTTTGTGGTTTTGGATTTAATGGCCCTTCTAAATATTTTCTTGATAATTCACTAAATTTTTTATCTTCAACAATCATATTTATTTCATTTGATAAATCTAATGATTCTTCTAATGTATTTAATAAAGTCATACCAGAACCTAATTGTTTTCCTGTTAGTTCTGCTCTTTTGGTATTTCCTAAATCATAACGACCTGGTAAAACTGGTGCTTCTACTTCAACACCTGTATAACCACTAAAATCTGGTTTAATCCCCATATACTTAATTACTTCATATCCTAATTGTTTAGATATTCTATCTGCTACTTCAATGTATCTTTTGATTGGTTCTTTAACACCAAATCTCTTTCCGTATTCTCCAGTATTTTCTCTACCGAAAGCAACTGAAGGAACAATATTCATTTCTAATGTGTAGTCATCTTCTGGATTTTGTGCTGTTCTACTGATTAAATAATTATAAACTTCCCAACCATAAGTTTTACCCATTTCTTTAATCCACTTACCAGCTTGAGTTTCGTAATCATTAAATCCTTTGTAAAAAGTTGGTGGGCCGTCATCAGTTGGAAAGTTAGCACCTGTTGAGGCTTCTTTAATAAGTTTTTTAATGTAATCTTTGTTCTCGACAATGAATTTAGAATACACTTCAAATAATTTTTTAAATTTATTTGTCAACATATTATAAACACCTTTATCAAAATAACCAAATGTTTTTTTAAATATTAATTCTCTATTTTTTTCGTCGAACTTTGGACTACCTAATAATCTTCTGATTTCTGTTCCACTTGATATACCACTTACTTTTACATGCGGTGCAGTATAAATGTATCCGTGTGTTTCATACCCAACCATATTGTTTTTATTTTTTTTATAATCTTGATAATAAGTTAAACCACCTGATTTTTTCTTTCCACCCTTTAATCTTCCTGCATCTTTTGCACCAAAAACATAAACAACTGCTGTTTTATCTGAATCAAATTTCTTCAATAAATTATTTGCTACATAAGGACTTTTTTCAAATATAATTTTGTTTTTAGGAATACCCATTTTAACCATATGACGAACTTTTTCTTTAAAGTTCATTGGGTGTCTTGGTGGGGATTTGATGTTTGATGTAGTGATGTAAACATCATCAAACTTTTTTTGTAGTGATTGAAATACTTTTTTATGGTGTGGCCCAAAAGGTTGAAATCTACCTGGATAGACTGCTATAACCTTTGTTGCTTTTACTTGTTCAGTTATAAAAGGTGTGATTAATTGTTTGACTAATCTATCCATTTATACTACCAAGTTCTACATGCCCAATATCTA